TAAAACAAGCTATATCAAAAGATTTAGCAACTTTTATTTACAACTATTTTTTAATAAAAAAACAAGTTTATGATACTTGTTTAAAAAAAAGATACATTTCACCTTTTGAACTTATGCTTGGATATTATGAAGGTGAAAATGAACAAATACCAAATACTTATTCCTGTTATTCAGATATTGCTATGGAAACTTTATTATTAAAATGTCAATCTATAATGGAAAAAACAACAGGACTAAAGCTACAACCAGCTTATACTTATGCAAGAATTTATAAAAAAGGTGATGTTTTAAAAAGACACAAAGATAGATTTTCTTGTGAAATATCAACGACTATGAATTTAGGTGGTGATAAATGGGATATATATATTGAACCTTCTGGTAATGAAGGAATGAAAGGTGTAAAAGTTTCTTTAAATACTGGAGATATGTTGGTATATAGAGGTTGTGAATTAGAACATTGGAGAAATAAATTTAAAGGCAAAGAGTGTTGCCAAGTATTTCTTCACTATAATAATAAAAATACACCAGGTTCTGAGTTCAATTTATTTGATAAAAGACCTCATCTTGGACTTCCATCTTGGTTTAAAAGGTAGTGTTATGATGGGGGGAGTTTTCACCACACACAACTCTCCCCTTCTTAACACTATAATAATTATGGCTAATATTTATAAAAACGCAGGGTTTAATTTAAGTACAACTAATCTTACTACTGTATATACTGTGCCAAATGATAGAACTACTATAGTAAAAAGTATTCAAATCAATAATGATGACGCTTCAGCTATTCAGGTTGAAATATCAGTCACCGACAGTTCTGCTAGTGCAACTTATAAAATTTATCATAAAGATTTAGCAGGAGATACTACAGATAATGGTGTAGTAGCACCTTTAGTATTAGAATCTGGAGATATTGTAAAAATACAAGCTGCAACCGCAAATAAGATAGAAGGAATGATAAGTTATTTAGAAATATTTGATGAAAAAAGTGCTTAACAATATAGCATTTTTAATGTATTTATGGAATTAATACGAATACCAACTCAAGAACTTGATAAAGTTTGGGGTTTAGTAGATAAAGATATTAGACAAGCTCTTGCATATTCAAGTCAACTTACCGATTCAGATTTTGTTTTTGAAACTGCAAAAGAAGATAAGTTTCAAGTTTGGATTATCTGGGATAAAAACCAAAAGAAAACTGTAGATAAATATTTTGGTGTAGTGGTAACAGAGTTGATAAAAAGAAAACTTGGTAAAGTTTGTCATATTTATATTGCAACTGGCAGACAAAGACACAAGTGGCAACATCTTATAAATAAAATTGAGGACTTTGCAAAAGAACAAGGTTGTCAAATGATGGAATTAATCGCTAGACCAGGTTGGCAAAAAATTTATAATAATTATGGGTACAAAAGAACCCATGTTGTTTTAGAAAAACAAATAAAACAAGAGGAGATAAAATGAGTTTTCTAGGAGGCGGTTCATCAGGTGGTGGACAAACAACTACACAAGCAGTAACACCTTATGGTGCAGCAGAACCTGCATTAGGACAAATTCTTTCAGAAGCTGGTCAACTTTATGGACAAGGAGTTGGTGCAGCAGGATATGTTCCTCCAACACAACAAACATTACAAGGTTTGGCTGCTCAAGAAGCTATGGGAACAGCAGCACAACAACAATTAGCTGCAACTCTTGGTGGACAATATTTAAATCCTTTTTTACAACCTTTAATACAAAGAACAGCACAAGATATTACAACAGGAGTTCAATCACAATTCAGTGGTGCTGGTAGAACTCCAACTTCACCTCTTGCACAACAACAAGCATTAGCACAAGTTGCAGGAGTTGCATTACCTTTAGCATTTCAAGAATATGGAACTGAAAGAGGTAGACAATTAGGTATTGCACAAAGAACTCCATCTTTATTACAAACAGGACAACAACTAGAAGCAATACAAAGACAACAACAACTTGCACCATTCCAAGCATTACAACAATATGCAGGTTTAGTTACACCAATAGCTTCAGGATTTCCAACAACAACAGGTCAAGTTGATACAATGGATTATGTGAGAGCTAATCCATTAACAACTGCATTAGGTGGAGCTGTGTTAGGTTCATCAATACCTGGAGTAGGTGCAGTTTTAGGTGGAGTTGGTGGATTATTAGGAGGTCTATTATAATGGATAAAATTAATAAAATTATTTATGATATTCAAACTAAAATTAAAAACAAACCTTCAACACATATTTTTGTTTTATATATTTTAGTTGGTATAGCAATTTTTCTATAAGGAGTTATGAATGCCAGGACATTATGGTTCATCAAAACCATCAGCACCTCCAGGAGGAGGAGCTACATCTTTAGGTTCTGGTAGAGATTATTCTCCACCTACTCAGTCATCTATACCAAGTAGTGATAGTGTTGGAAATGTAACAGATCCAGGTTTTGTAGTTGCATTAGATGAACAACAAGCAAGACAACAAGATCCTGTATTTGGTGACCCAGATCCTTTTGTTGATGTTCCAATAGAAGATAGAGATACTATTACAAGTTTTTTAGATAATTATGCTGCTAATGTAAAAGCTAATCCTTTAATGGCAGGTTTGACTGGCAGTTTAATAACATTATATCAAACTGGAAAAGCAAGAAATTTATTGAGAGGAGAACCTGGTTATGAATTTTTAGATCCATCTTTAACTCCTTCAGATGTTCCTACAAGTGGTGATGGCGGTCAACAAGAATTTATACAAGATGTTATATCCCAACTTCCTTACGCAATAACAGGTACAACTCCACAAGATTCTATGGTACAACAATACTTTAGTAATTTAGGTATGGGAGGACAATCTCCTCTTTCATCTAAGCTAGAAACAGACTATAATAACGCAAAACAGAGTATAAATAGTTTATTGGGTATATTACCCCCAAGTCAGCAGTTTGGCTATTCTAGCACCCCCTATGGCGGTCTAATGGGTATAGATATAGACTATTTAAAACAAAGAGGATTAATGTAATGACTATAATGGATGACATAAGAAAAATGATGGCACAAAGAGCTGCTCAAGGAATTGGTACTGGAGGTGGTTTATTTGGTACTACAAATACTCAAGGACAACCAACAGGATTATTAGGTGGATTACGAAATATAAATCCTAATCTTTTAATAGGTGCTGCAATAACTGGTGCAGGTATGAGAGGTCAAGATCCTTTTTCATCTATTTTACCTGCAACATTACAAGCTGCACAAATATCAAAATATTTAACCCCTAAACTTAGCACACAAAAACAAGTATTTAATAAAGCAACAGGAAAAGTTGAATTTGCATCAGATAGACAAATCATAGCAAGTAAAGGTAATTTAGTTCCTGCATTACCTACAAAATCAATAGTTCAAACTCCTGGAGGTGGATTACAGATATCAGAAAGTTATGGTGCTGGAGGAAAAACAGGAAATCAAAAAAATATAGAAACTGCAAATGAAATTAGAAACACAAGTTTTGCTATGAATAATGTTGCTGATAATTTAATTACAAATTTAGAAAAATCAAAAGTTGGAGCAGTTGGAGCTACAATTACAGCATTAGATAGTATTGGTTCACAAGTAAAACAAGCTGCTGATAGTTTTGGATTTGCACAAAATTTTAAAGATACAGGTAGTGGTGCTATAGATAAAGTTATGACAGATAATTTTAAAATATCAACAGAGGCAGCTAATTATGGAAAAGTAAAATCTGCTGCTATAAACCTTGCTTATTTAATGGCAAGAATAGATGAACCTGGTGGTAGATTTACAGATAGAGATATTGCATTAAAAATGGAAGAATTAGGTTTAGGTGCAAATCCTCAAAGAACAATAGAAATAATGAAAAATGCTATTGATTTAAGAAATAAAAATGCAAAATTTCAATATAAAAATTTAACAGGTTTTGATATGCCTGGATTTGATATTGACCTAGAAGAAAAAAAGAAAAGAGAACAAGGTGATATACTTGATTTAGGATTTTAAATGCCAAAAAGTATTCAAGATATAAAAAAAGAATATCCCTATTATGCTAATGTACCAGATTTACAATTAGCAGATAGAATTTATAATAGATATTATAAAGAAAAAGATGTTAGTAGAGAAGATTTTTATTTAAATGCTTTTCCAGAACTTGCAGATCAAATAGTAGAAAATACAGGTTTAATTTCCCCTGATGATGAAATGTTTTTACCAGAAGGCGGTAGAGAAACTTTAAATTTTAGACCTACATTAGGAATGATAGCAGAAAGATCAGGTGTATCAATTGATGATCCTGCAACATCATCTTCAAGAATGGCAGCTTCTTTTGGAATTAATCAAGAACAAAGATCTTTAGCAATAAAAAATTCTTTGTCAAAATTATATGGTCAACCTATAGATGTTCGTATAGGTGCTAACACTGGACAATTAGAATATTATAATCCTATAAAAAAAACTTATGCTTTAGTAGATAAACCTGGTCAAGATTTAGGTGATTTTGCAGACATGACAGGAGATGCCTTAGTTATTATACCTGATATAGCAGCAACTGTTCTTACTGCTCCTGTCTTAGGATTAGGTGCAATACCAACAGGTGCATTAGCAGCAGGTGTTAGTGAATATGCAAGATTAAAAATTGGACAATCTGTTTATGATATTAATAAAACTAATCCTGATGGATCAGAAATAACAGATGCACAATTATTCGGAGAAGCTGTTAAAACATTCGGTATATCTGCTGCATTTGGATATGGTAGTGTAGGAGTTGCTAAATTAACAAAAGGTGTAAATAATATTATTAAAGGAAGAATACAAAGTGACGATTTTGTAGATTTAGTAAATACAAAAACAGATGCTGAAGATATAGCAAGAAATATAAATACAAAATTATCTGAAGCAAAATTAAATACAAAATTAAGATTTAAAACTTCACAAGCATTAGACGATCCTGATTTAATGGCAGCACAAGAGGTATTTGAAAAATCAAATAGACTTGGTTATGTTGGTGAATTTAAAAGAGCTAACACTGATGAAATGAATGCACTAAATGATTATTTCTCTTTATTAAAATCAGAATTTGATCCTAAAGGACTTTATAGAAATCAAAATGAATATGACATAGGCAATTTAATAAAAGGTGTTATTACAAAAAGAAATGAACCACAAATAAAAAATTTAATAGATCAACAAAAAAACACACAAGAGTTACTAAATCAAACTATTAATGAATTACCAAATGGCACAAAAGTTGCAACAGGTGTAAATGTAAGAAGTGCGATAGATGATACTAGAACTATATTTAAAAAACATTCTAATGCTGCTCTTGCTAAATTAGAAGAAGCATCAGGAGGTGTAACTATTAAAACAGATATAATAGGTAATGCTTTAAAAACTTTAGAAAAACAAGGCAAAGATAATATTTTTGATTCCGCAGAATCTAGTTTAGTCAAAAGTGTAAAAAATAAAAATATTATTGAAGGTAAGGTAGATGCACCAGTAACAACTTTAAGAAATGCTATGTCTTATTTAAATAGACAAATAAGAAAAGGTGAAAAAGGTTTAACTACAGAAGATATAGATGTAGGTGCTTTGAAATTTATGGTTGGTGAAATTAATAAACAAATTCGTAGAGATGCACCTGATTCATTTGTAAATGCTTTTGATATTTTTAATGATATTTATGCAAAAGGTAAGTCTAAATTAGACGATACAATTATTGCTGATATTATGAAAATTAGAAATAAACAATTAGTTTATGGAGATGAAGCTGTTTTTGGTTTAACTTTTAAAAAAGGATTAAATAGTAAAAAAATTGCAGATGATTTATATGAGGTAATTAAAGATTATCCTGATGCTATGTTGGCTTATAAAAATTCAATCAATGATTTTTATAGAAGTGAGGTTATAGATAATCTTGGAAAAGTTAATGTTAATAAACACAAAACATTTTTAAAAAATTACGAAGATAAATTAAAAGTATTTTTTAATCCTAGTGAATATAAAAAAATACAAAATATAGGTGGATTACAAGAAACAATTAATAATATAGAAAAAAGTAGAGATAAACTAATTAAGGATTTAAGTAAATCATTTGAGGGTAAATTAGATAGCACTACTCCAGGTGAACTTGTAAATAAAATATATAGACCTAATAATATAGGAGATATAAAACAATTAAAAAAAATTTTAGAAAAAGATCCTGAGATTTTTCAAGCATTTCAAACTCAAGTTATGAAAGATTTAAACGAAAGAGTTACTGTAAAAAGTGGTTCTTTAGGAATGGATGTTATAAGTCCTGAAAGATTTAAACAATATGTTTATGGTTCTGCTGGTGAAAAAGGTTATCAATTTGCTATGAGAGAAATATTTGGAAATAAATTTATGGCAGATATTAAAACTTTAAATGATGCACTGCAAATAACAGCAAGAAAAGCACCTGCATCTTTACAAAGAGAAGGAGTTTATGCTAACTTTTTTACAGATATTATTAGAGCTAGAATTGGTCAATTTACACCAACTGGAAGATTATTGACTGCTGGTAAAAGAATTTGGTCAAGAGCATCAAATCAAATCTTAAAAAATGCAATTCTTAATCCTGAAAATTTAAAAGATTTAGTTAAATTAAAAACTTTAAAAAAGGGTACAGCAGAGGCTGCATATATCTTAGGTAAGTTAAATGGCATGATTTTTATGGATTATACAAAAGGATAGTTATGGAAAATTTACCTCAAAAAAACGAAAAGAAAATTATAAAACTTGAGGGAGAGTTACGACTAATTCACCACAAGATAGACGCAATCAAAAACAATCACCTACTACATATTGACCAAAAGATTAACAACATATACAAGATAGTATGGTTTATCGCAGCTCTAGGGATCACAAGTCTAATCAATATGGTGATGACCATAACAAGTTAAAAATATCAGAAAGACAAAAAAAAACTTCCATAAAAGGTACTGTTACCGAATACGAAACAATTGCTAGACTCTCAAGACAAGGATATTATGTAGCAAAAAGTTGCGATCCTCAATGTCCTTTTGATATTGTGATAGTCGATAAAAATGGTAAAATACAATTATTAGATATAAAAACAAATACCTATAGAAAACATAAGCATGGTAAAAGTTTAAAAGATAAACCAAAAGGATCTTATAAAATAAATAGAAGTCCTACTAAACAACAAAAAAAATTAGGTATAAAATTATTAATGGTAGATTATGAAAGTTAGTGAAAACACATCTATAAGTATGCCAATGAAAAATTTAATTTCCATAGTTATTGCTGTGGCTATTGGGGTATGGGCTTATTTTGGTATTGTTGAAACTCTTAATAAACACAGCACTACATTAGAATTAATATCAAAAGATTTAGAAGCTAACTCTGAATTTAGAATTAAATATCCAAGAGGTGAACTTGGTCAATCATCTGGAGAGGCGGAGCTTTTTATGTTGGTCGAACACTTGGCAGGTGTTTTAGAGGAAGTAGATGCAGAGGTAAAAAGCATGAGAGATAATGCAGTTAATATAGAATTTTTAAAAGATAGAACAAAAAAACTTACAGAAGATGTAGAAAAATTAATTAGAAATGGGAGTCATCAATGATTGAATTGGTTTTTGCACTTTTACTCTTACAAGACCATAAAATTATTGAGCATCGTTATCATGAAACCTTACAAAGTTGTTTAAAATCTAAACGATATGCTATGAAGGACAAAAGCAGTAAAGACAGGGTAGTCTACAAATGCATAAAATCTAAGGCAAACATAGAGTTATACATGGGAGAAAAAAAAATAACATCTTTAATTCTTGATTGATATGTATAAATTATTTGAAAAATTTTTTAATTGTATAGACATTTATTTAAACTGGGTTGATAATATGTTTATAAATAAATCAAAGAAAAAAACAAAAAAAAAATGTAAAAATTGTCATTGTGATTGTCACTGTAAAGACCAATTTCATAGTCATCATTATGATGGTGATTTATGTGCTTGTGGAGGTTGCAAACATTAACAATTTTATGAGGTGTATTAATGGAAAAATTTATGCTAATACTAGAATGTTTATGCAGAAAGCTATATGGTTTTGTATGGCGGTGGCGGATAAGATTAACAACAAATTTGGAGAGAAGAAATGTACGAAGAAGTAAAAGAAGAAATTAAACTTTGTGAGGGTTATGTAAATAAAATTTATAAATGCTCCGAAAATTTTGACACCATATTCTATGGACACAAAGTAACACCTGAAGATAATTATGAACATGGTGTTGAATACCCAAAAGAAATGGGTGAAGAAGTTTTTGAAAAAGATTTTAAAAGAACACTAGAAGCTGCCGAAAGACTTATTGGTGATAGACCAATTAATAATACAGCTAAAGAAGTTATTATTAATATGGTTTATCAAATCGGTGAGGGTGGTGTAGGCAAGTTTAAAAATATGTGGAAAGCACTAGACACAGAAGATTATGGTGAAGCTAGTTTCCAGATGCTTGACAGTTTGTGGGCAAAGCAGACTCCTAATAGAGCAAATAAACTTGCTAAAAAAATGCAATCAGCAAAAGAAGTATAGGAGATTATCATGTGGTTGAATATAGCTGCTAAATTAGTTCCAGGTATTATTAAAACTGGTATGTCTATTGCATCTAATAGAAGAAAAACAAAAGAATTAGAATCTGTAGCAGAATTAAAATTAGCTGAACGAATGGCTAATGGAGAAGTTGAATTTAAAAAAGCTGTTATTGATTCACATAAAGGAGATTGGAAAGACGAATTTTGCCTTATACTTATATCTATTCCATTGTTACTTTTAGCTTGGTCAGTATTTAGTGATGATCCTAACATACAACAAAAAATAGATATTTTCTTTGACAAATTTTCTAACTTACCGATGTTCTATCAAGCTCTTGTAGTCGGTGCATTTTCTACGATACTTGGTATAAAAGGTGTTTCTACATTTAAAAAAAAATAGATGTCTGACAACAGTTTGGATATAATAAACGAATATAAAGATCAGCTTAGAATTTTGCGACAACAAATAGCTGAGTTGGAAGATTCAAATAAATCAAAAGATTCTGCTAATAAAAGGTGTTTACAAAAATTAGAAAATACATCAAAAGATTTAGAAGAAGCTCAAAAAAAAATAAAGAATTTTGAGGAAAAAAAATAATGAAATATGGATTATATATGATTATGTGTTCTCTTATTGCTGGTGAGTGTATGACACCTCACAAAATGGAGGAATCTTATAATAGTTTATATAGTTGTTTAAATGCAGGTTATAAAGAATCTTATAGAAAATCAGAAGAAATTGGTAAAGACGAAGTAAATAAACACCAAATATATTTAAAATTCATTTGTAAAAATGAAAAGGAAGATTTTATTGTACCAAAACCAAAACCAAAAATTGTAACATGATATATTGTGTGATATGGAAAAAAAAAGATTATCATGAGATGTTTTCTAATTATGTTTTTACAACTGAAAAGGAAGCTGAAGAATTTGCTAAAAAATCTAAATTAAAAAAAAAACATGATTTTAGAATTGTAGATTATGATTATAAATATTTTAATGGAGTTAAATTAAAAGATGGCAATAGATAAATCAAAAATGAAATGTAATTCACCTAGAC